CTAGCTTTACAGAAAACGTATGGTCCGCCAAAAATGGGTTTGACTGAAGCGCGGCCAAAAACTTCATTCGAGTACGCATTGGTATGCGAGTCACAAACGCAGGAAACACAGCCTTCCTAAAATCCGTAGCTGTTGCCCAAAGCATGTACTGAGGAACTTCTTGGATGTTTTCAATGCCCATATACATCATACGTTCGATTTCTCGTTCGGACGTGTCATAGGCTTTGGCTGTCATACTGATGGGTACACCCATACAATAAAGTAACAGTGTCAGGTGTTGGCGGAAAGCCCGTTCAGTTCGAGCGTACTTCCTGTTCATGTCTACGTTAGCAAACTCATGGGGTGTCGGTATCAGCCGATGGCGAAACGCCGGGAGAACAGACTGCGGCCACTCCAACGGCGAGACAAGACAGGCATCTGACTTTACCCACTCTAGGAGTCCCGGTGTACGTTCGAGCCAAGCTACTGGCCCTGACGAGGTGTTGACCCAAGCGTCAGAGTGCCAGTAGAAAGGTCGCTTTCGGTGATACAAGATCGCACCGTACAGTGCTTCCCAACTGTTAGATTGCGTAAACTTCTCTGTAGGAAACGTTTTGAGAGCTAACATGTAGGGGCAGTGTAGCTTTCGGGCCAGTGTGATTTTAAGACGTTTTAGTTCAGCCACTGAGCCCCCTAAAAGTAACTACGTTACCTGCTGACTCACTAGGGCGGATACCAATACCATTCCAAGCACGGACAACACGGCCCCCCATACGGGAAGAACTCAGCTTAAAGTTACGTTCTTTCAACTGGCGGTTGAACAAACGATAGTTCTGGGGCTTCTGTTTTAGCTCATCACACCATTCAGTGTAGCGCAGGTACAAATCCTTCTGAGGAACCTTAGCCTCATCGTCTACAAGACATACCTCTTCCATGAAGTCCGCCAACACGTCCATCTCTTCTCGGTACTCTCCCGTAGCCAACATGACTTTCTCCGTGGGATTCAGTCCGTTGGTCTGCCACTCCATACATCCACGCACCAAGTGAGCCAAGATACCCGGAGCCTCTGCCTTCAGCTTGTCTAGGAAGAAAGGGTCTTTTTTATGTTTCGGTATTTGTCGGTTCCAAGGTATACGAAGCACGCGCCGCCAGATGCCTTCGTCGTTGCCCTTGATGATGGGGCGATGGTTCGCTGCGATGCACAGCTTGTGGCTGGGCATGAACTGGTAGAAGTCTTTGCGCATCTTTCGGGCTTTGACAGGGTCGCTTCCGGTCAACTGTTTGATCAATGCTTCAGCAAACGGCTTGCCCTTCTCGACCTCCGCGTTAGCCACAAAGCGTGCGCCCTCAAGGTCAGCTACCTCTGTGGGGTGTGACTCGCCTTGCTTCGCTAGCAGGAGGCCGGGAGCGCCTTGGATGGCATACTCTCCAAGTAGGTGCATGATCATAAGCAACGCAGTTGTCTTACCATTGCTTCCCGTTCCTTCCATGAACAGCAATACCTGTTCAGTGACCAGCCCGGTTAGGCAGTACCCGAAGAACCGATGGATGAAGTCAATCACCTCTTGGTCCTCTTCCATTGCGTACGACAAGAACTCGTCCCACAAAGGACACTTGGCATCGGGGTCGTAGGTTACAGGGCTAACTTTGGTGATGTAGTCCGTTCTGTCATGGTCACTCAGCTTACCTGTCCGTAGGTCGATTGTACCGTTTGCAACGTTAAAAAGCCAAGGATCTGCATCCATCCTATGTGACAACAAACTCATCTCGATTTCGGTGGACGCTAAACTAATCATCGAGTTAATAGCCCTTGAGCTTTCACTACGAAGCGCATGTCGGCGGATAGCCGACCTTTGAGCTTTCCCCGGAGCAGCAGCAGCCTCATCAAAGATCGTAGACACAACTGCCTTTGCTCTTCGATTGACCTCACCGTCCATATCTCTTTCCCAGTGTGAGTCTCTAAAGATATACCAAGACCCGTGAGTCGGGCAGTATAGGAGTTCATTTTGCCACACCTTCACCAAACGTTTAGCGTTCCCCAAATCCGTGAGGTTCGGGGAATCCAACGTAGACGCAGCTACCGGAGTTACCCTACCGTCGAACTTTTCCCCGGCCAACTCTTGCAGTTTATCCCACCCAACATGCTTGCCCTCATCATCTTTTGGATGTCCATTGCAGTTCTTATGAAGGCATCCGGCTGCGATACCGCCATCGTTGAACTGCAAAACATAGGCACTGCGATCCAAGTGTGATTCGTCCCAAGGACAAACATCGAAGGTCCAGCGACGTCCTTTTCCGGGCCAGTCGTCTGGACCTTTTAGTTGCGGAAAATGTTTAGCCAGATATGAGTCTAACTTGTCGAATACCACTGCGACTTGAGCAAAGTTAACGTTGTCCTGTGCTTTTTCGTCGCCGCTGGCGGTTAGTCCTTCTAGCTGCTGCACTGAAACTGGTGTCAGAACTTCGGGGAAACTAAGCAAACGTGCCTTTCTATGCGGCCTTTCGTTGGTATTCGGCCCTTTGCAGGGTGTAGTACCGTATACCTTCCAGATGCGCGAAGGGTTGAAGACCAATCGGTCCACCTTAGCCCGTGGTGTGTCAAACTTGGACGCGAGGTGCTCCAAAAAATCCCTAACTAGTTTTGTAGTTACCCCTTCGATTTCGTACATCAGGTGAAATCCGTTGCCGGACTCCGCAAAGACAGGCTCGGGGAACCCCTGTTCAGTCAGATAGTCGCGAACGGCGTATACAACGTCGGATGCGGCAAACCTCTCCTCCTGTGTAGCCGACACTCCGGTGGGACGCTCCGGGTCAATGTCGATGAGAAGCCACTTTTGACGAGTAATATCAGAATCTGTCGCTGATTTACCTTTGGAACCAACTACTAACGTATTTAGGTTCTTAGTCTTCCTACTTTCGGTAATGGGGTTCGGGGTGAAGTAGACGCCCTTAGCCCCTCGGTTAGACAATGCTGCTGCCGCTCGGGCCAGCATGTAGGGATCGTCGAAGAACCCGTTAAGTGTCCTTCGGATTCCGTCATTCGCAGGTACGCCTAACGCCCGAAGCTCTACAATCTGGCCCTCTTCTAGTAACTTCTCAAAGGCGTTGTAGATCTCACTCTCAATCTCGGTCATAGTAGGCTCCTATACTAGTGATGTTGGGGTGTATCCGTCAGGATATACTGAACATTCGCGCAACATGCGGTCTAACGCGGATTGACGCACCCGTATCTGTCCTCCTACTCTAATGGCATCCAAGTCGCCACGTTTCACCATCCTCTGAACTGTGCGATCACTCACACTAAGGAACTTAGCTATTTGTCTAACACTCAACATGGTGTCTTCCATGCGTTCACCTCCTCTGGCGCGTCATGTAGTAACACATGCGGCAGACACGTCAAGTGAAACAGGAAACTATATGCACACCCCATATATGCACAAAGTGTAGTGCGAACGTAACTACTGTTTGTCAACACGAGAACGTAGTTTCTAACTGCAATAGCCCTGTTTGTAGACGATGTAGACGATTTTTTCCCTATTATAAGCTCTAGCGGAGGCATTTTGCCATTATTAAGAACTCAGTTCTTATTAAATAGTGTGTACGCTCGTTAACCGGAAAAAACAGTTACATCGTCTACAACGACTACAAAATACTTATTTTCTAGGGTATAACTACGTTATTTTGTAGACGATTTTTTGAAAATATCGTCTACAAATCGTCTACAATCGCATTTTTCGTCTACACAGGCGTTTAAACTGGCTTTTCGACAAATAATGCCTCGGGTCTACGAAAAACCCTCGTCATGTTGAGCGGACATACCAAAAACGGAACTTCAAAGCAAAGGGGGGATGCGTTGTCAGTATACTCTATAACTTTCCAGCAGCCTATGACCTTTAGGGCTAGGAGTACAGCTATAACTTTGATCATAGGCTCCGAAGGAAACACGAAGTAGTTTCCGAGATGCCCTCGGACGGAGGCAAGAGCGTAGCGATTTGCTGAGCCGGGTACAGTGCGCGGTCCACCGCGCGGGTATTGCGTAGGCTGGCGCGATGATTGCCGAGCTTGCTCGGTAGCAATCAGCGTGACAGCTGTAGCGTGCAGAGCGCAGCGGTAGTATGAGTGGGAGCTTCGGCTACGTCGTCCCCGATCTACACCTACATGTAGTAGCCGAAGCGACTAGGATGTGGGGAGCTGTGGCCCGATGAGCAGGCCCTTGCAGTAAAGCTCGTAATCCACATCGTCGAGGTCACAGTCTAGCGCAAGGCACAATAGGTATTCGTCGAAGTCTGCGTAAAGCTCGAACTCGTATTGCTCGTAGTAGCTGGTCCCTTTTTCCCAATGTAGCTCCGCGATGATGTCGACCTCCCGCTTTTGAACGTCGGCGAGGGTAACTGGAGGCGCGTCTTCCGGCATATGTTCTCCTAAAGGGAAGGGGTGAAAGCTGTCTTCCCACAAAGGCAGATGGCGAACGGAGAGGTTCATGCAAGAAAAAAAACTAACTAAATAAACTCTATAATATGTGCTCTAGTTTTATTTCTTGCGGGGTTCTAGCCGATCGACAACAACTGCTGGGGGAAGAGAGTGTCAACCCGGCCCGTAGGAGGTTATTGCTGGGAGTCGCGCCGTTTACCCGAGTGACGTGAGGCGGCGGGGCGGCATCGTCGTGGAGCGTTTGGTAGTACCAGCTACAGAGGACTAGAGTTCGAGCGTAACGTAGACGTAGACATGCACTTACTTGTCTAGCGCGAGACTGCCTCGGCGTTGTGGATGGAGAGCG